GTCGCTTTTTGCGAACAGGCTTTTCAGGAGCATACAGATTATCAAAAACTCGATTGACATCCAACGTGTAATCCAGCTCACTCTTTGAGTAATGAATGTGCTGACTTGGCTTAAAGTCTGGTGCGCCTTCGCCCACAGTGAACCATGCTGGGTGGGTGGCCCTAACACGATTATTGGGAAGCGCTACAATGTTCCCTGTCCATTTGCCAGCGTCGAGCAGCTCTAAAACGTGTGATTGTTTGTGTTGTGCAGGGTCATCTGCTATTTCGTTTTCAGCATAATCAACTGTGAAATAATATTTAGCGGGGTAAAACTCGCCATCAATTTTAGCAAGCCATGGACAAGGTGTTGCTCGATCAATAACATAAACCGAATGGTTGTGAGAAGAACAGTCCCAAGGCTGTGCTGCCCAGACCGGCATCGGTTCAGGCCATCCCTCGTAATCGGAGTCAGCAGCTAAACCGGTAATCGGCATTCGCGCCCACATAGCTCCGCCATGAACATTTTCTTCCACCGTGTCCACTTCAGCTCCGGTAAATATTAACTGAAACGAAAGGCATCGCGTTGGCATGGTTGTGACAGCCACCGCCATTGCGTGGATAAACTCGCCGTGATATTTTTCGTGGTTATGTGTGTACTCTTTCCGCACCCAGCACTTAAAGTGCGGAATATTCGACTGCAAATAAGCCATGGGCTACTTTCTTTTCTTAACTGTTCCGCCCTTGTTCATCATTCTTTTTTTGACGGTGCCGCCCTTGTTCATCATAACTTTTTTGATGACGCCGCCTTTTTTCATCATCTTAGGCGCTTTTACCGTCCCGCCTTTTTTCATCATGCGGGCCATCTTTACAGTGCCGCCTTTGTTCATGCGCTTCTTTGCATAACCTTTGGTTTTCTTGTACATCAAAATCTCCTAAATTAATTATGTTTATCCGCCAGCGTCTTGCAAATGTTCTTTTGTAAACACAAATCCGCCACTACCGCCTCCGAATCCTCCGCTACCTCCAAAACCGCCGCCTCCTCCCACAGATGAAACTCTTTGGTAAGGAATGTTAGAAGCAAAACCGCTTGTTCCTAACACTGATCCGCTCGGCGTCCTAGCAAAAGACGTTTCCACAACAGGTTGATCATAATTAGTATCAAAGATATCGAAGTCACCTGACTCAATTGTGCCTGTGTAATTCGGTACATTTCGAGTCGAACTATCTTGTCGACCTGTAATTACGTCTTCGCCTATTTTTGGAGTATAACTTGAGGCAAAAGGACTGCTACCCAACAAGGCTCCTTGGTAACCGCCTAGAGATTTCGTTAAAGCTTGAACATCTTGTCTTGTGTTCATCACGTTAGGATCTATTTTTTGTTCTGGAGCTTTTCCTAAAGACTGCACAAAATTTTGCACATCTTGCCTTGTATTCATTACGCTAGGATCTATTTGTTGTTCTGGAGTCTTCGGAAATAATATTCCCGGCCTGTTTTTAATTAAGCCGCCAACAATTCCTAATGGCCCAGTAGAGTCTTGAACTAGGTTTTCTATTGGCTTTGCAATGACGTTAGCTACATCGCCTATTGTTTTTGCGACGCCGCCCACTACAGGTATTTTTTGAATTGACTCGCCCAATTTCCTTGCGCCTCTCCCAAAAACATTAGCGGCTGCTGGGCCAACTTTTGGTATTGATCCAAGTCCAGACTGCATAGAGAGAATGTTGCCCAATGTTCTAGTTGCCGGACCCAAGTTTGGATCTTCCTTGAAAACGCCTCCAAAATCATTACCAGTGGTAACGAGAGAAAGATCGGGTCTGCCCGCAGTGTAAGTGACAAAAGCAGCAGGATTCGCCATGGAGTCTGTTGACGGCAGAGAAGTTATTCCGCCATAGGTTTCTTGATATTTAGCAGAAGCAGGTGGTTCAGAAATTGGAGGCAAGTATTTTATCTCTGTGCCGTCCATATAAAACTGACCACCACGAGGTGCATCAGGTGGCAACAAGTCATAAAGCTGAGCTTCTGTCATGCCTCCAATCAAAGGCACATCTGGAGCGGCAGAAGGAACATATCTTGGATCGTCGGCTCCGCCTGTAGAAACACCTAAGGGATTGACTCCGGGGGCATCTGGCTGGGTTAAAGCGTTTAACCCAGATCTGTAATCTTCTGCTTCCGACATCAATCCAGCCAACATCAAAGCATTTAAGATGTCAGCGGATTGATTGTCTTGCCGGGGAGCAGCAGGACGGGATGCCGTTGGCAAGAACGACATGTTCAACAAACTAGGAGCTTGCAAAGCCACGATGGTTTAGTCGTACTTTTTAATCATTTCGATAATGATGTGATACGCATCTCCGCTGCTGTGTCCAACTGTCGTAAAATCTATGTCTCCAGTTGGGCTGCTTGCATTATTTGGTATTGCAGTAAAAGAATCGTAATACTCATCTCCACTGCTGTCCGCTGGTATGTGCGTTAACAAAACGCTTGTAGAAGCGTCAAACTCTAGCTTGACGCTCATACCAACAGTCATCCACCAAATTTTTGCAATGTCTACAGAAGTGCATTCTTGTCCGGCTGAATTTTTAGCCAAAGCCGAAACGTCGACTTTTTTAACCGCAGATTCGCCAGTACCATCGCTGACGTTGGTAAACCGCATAATTGCGGTTCGCTCGCCGTCTTGAATAGTCTGTGAGGTGACAGTGTCAGCCATTATCTAACTCCTACAGTTCAGTTACCGCAGTGCGTTCTTTATACCCGCCAACGTAATCGACGCTCAAAGTTTTCGCAGCCGCCGCACCGTTTTGAATTCCAAAAGAAAGAGTCATCTCTTCATCATCCGGAGCGTTGGTGCTAACCACGGTTCCAGCCAAAACATTATTTTGAAAGACATGGAATTTTTGATCTTTAGGATCGTAGACAAAACCTAAAGTCATAAATGTGTCGTCAGCTAATGAGTTTGGAAGATCCAAGGTAGATTGAGTGCTGTCTTTCTCTACGACAAAAGTAATCGTAGCGGCTCCGTCAGACTTCAGAAAAAACATGCCGTCAGTTACATCTAGCGGAGTAGTATCCGTAAGTTGCAAGCCAGCAACAATGTCAGACTGTGTCGCATCGTTGGTCTTGAATCGGATGTTGAAAGCTAGTTGCTTTCCAGACTCATACTTGAATCCCTCTTTAACTAACTGGAAAAAGTCGTGATCATTATCGCCAGCAGCGTTAGTGACCAAAAGAATGCCGCCGTCGCCATCAGTCAACGCTTCAGTAGCAGATCCTGTTCCATCTTCAGTTGTGGTAATTGTCCAATCTGACGCCAAATAGGTGTCAAAATCGTTAAAGTAAGCGTGATATTTGTGGGGTGCCGGAGCTTTCAGCTTACCTAACGTACCGTCTGCTGAAATATTGGTCACACCCGAGGTGAAATGAGTTGTCATGATACAGTTCTCCTATGGTTGAACCAGCTATCGCACCATGCGATAAGCCATAATGACAATTCAAGTCTATTGCATAAACAATCAAATAAAAAGCCCTTTGGCGACCACAGGCGGGCTAGTCCTGTTGCTTGTCAGGGGTAGGAATGGTTGCCCCTCGGTCTAAGAGAGATCTACTTGCTGTAGACCATCTCATATTGCGCTCCCCTGCCGAGGGATTGCAACTGTTTTGCGTACTTTTTCAACATCACTTTTGCTGCATGCTGTTGAGCTGGCGACCAATCTTCTTGGTGAGCAAGAGAGTGACCAAATCCAGTGTCTACTTTGTTGTACCCAGATCCATCAACCTCGAAGGCGCCGTCACATGCGTCAGACAATCTTACCGCACATTCTCGCAACGCTTCTACAACTTCAGGTGAAAACGGTTTAGGTTGTGATTTCTTCTTGGTGTTTGTAGCAAACACCTTTTCAACCGCCTCAACGTCTAAAGCAATATCTTCGATGCTAATCTCGTCTTGCACAACAACGTCATCAAGAGCTTTGTCCAACACTCTTTGCTTGCCGACTAGAACTGATGCAAGTCTGGCGTCGATCGAACCGTCAACAACCAAATGCTGTACAAGCACTGAGTTTTGCTGGCCAATCCTGTGACAACGATCTTCTGCCTGACTCATGTTGCCGGGGACCCAATCCATTTCTGCAAAAACCACATGGCTTGCAGAAGTTAAAGTGATTCCAACTCCAGCAGCTCCAATGGTTCCAATAAAAACATCAGCGTTTCCAGACTGAAAGGTTTCTACTGCATGCTGCCTATGAGCTTGGTTGCAGTCGCCGGTAAGAGTAACCACTGACTTGCCAGCTTCTTCTAGGCCAGCCTTGATGCCTTCGACTACGTCTTTGTGGTGAGCCATCACTACAACTTGATGATCGACAGATTCTAAGTGAGCAACCACATCTGCTACTTTTGCCAAAGCAGTTTCATGTCTAATCTCTGACATCTGCTCAAACTTGATATCTTCTGATGAGGTTTCTGACGCAGCCTCTGACAAGCTGTCGAACTCTTTTGCAAGCTGATCACCATAATCCTTGCTAGGCAAAACAATAATTTGTCTAACCTTTTCAGGAAGATCTTTAAGAACCTCGTCCTTCTTTCTTCGGATCATGAATGACTGACGAAGTATTCTTTGTAGCTCATCAAGGTTTGATGCGCCGTCCCAGTGCCATCCGAATCTGTCTTGATAACCGCCAGCGTAACGAACTCCAAACTTAAAGAAGTTGCCGAAGTTAGCAGGGTCCAAGTAAGCAGCAATTGGTTGTAACTCAATTGGTCTGTTAGTGATAGGGGTGCCGGTCAACACAACTTTTCTGTTGGCTTTTATGTTAACAGCAACCTTTGTTCTTTTTGCTTTGCCATTCTTGATGTAGTGCGCTTCGTCCATTACAACCAGATCCCAAGTTCTAGAGTTGATTGCGTCTTGATGCTTGGTTAAAACGTCGTAGTTGATTACAACAACGTCAGGGTTAGCAGGGATCTGCTCGCCGCCACCATTAACAATCTGGATGTCACGATCAGCAACCAACCATTTAGTCATTTCGTTTTTCCAGTTGATCTTCAATGAAGCAGGGCAAACAACCAAAACAGTTTCTGGGTTAGTAGCGTTCATCACACCGATAGCCTGAATGGTTTTGCCAAGACCCATTTCGTCTCCGATCAAAACAGAGTTTCTTTGCAATGCGTAATTGATACCTGCTTTCTGGTAGGGAAGGTAGTCAAGACCTTCTGGAACCGGTACGTCTATCTCAGATGAAGTTGCTTGAGAGTCTTGGATGGCTTCTACGTTGTCGCGGTATCTGGTTACAACCCATGCGTTGTCGATCTTGCGAACAGAATATCCAGCAGCCTTGACTGCTGCTTTTTTCTCTCTCCATACCTGCCAAAATTCTTGGGTAGGGAAAGCAGTACTGACGAAACGCCCGTCTGTATGTACTGTTTCTTCTGACCAATTAAGATTTAATTCCATCGTATCCATTCCTTGTTTGTTGAAAGCAAGGCCATTATATAACTATCCCGTGTCGGTATGCAAACATTTATATATTTATTTTATCAGTGATAGAATTTTAAAAATCAACCATTTTCTAAAATCTATCACTTTATTTTAGACACAAAAAAAGAGGGCCGAAGCCCTCTTTCTTAGTGCGGTTTGGATTACGCGCCTTGTGAGCCGTAAACTCCACGCCAATCAGAAAAGCCAAAAGAGTAACGCTCCCTTGCTTTGTACCGAATGTTACCAGTGCTGAAGTCTGGCTCCATAGAAGTTTCCATCGCTGTACGCTGGAACATCTTCAAGCCTTCTCCTGCCTCGGTAACCGAAGTCAACAAGAAGAATGCGTCAGGGTCAGTCAGATAGTGATTGACCGTGTAACCACCGGGAAGTACCCCAGTGTTCGCAATCGCGTTGATATCGTTGTCAGCAGTACCAGACCTTCCGGGGCTGTTCAGAATCCTGTCAGCAACAAAAACAAGCTGTGGTGGAACCACAAGTTTTGTTGCGTTAACAGAGATAGTCAGTCCGCGATCGTCTGTAAACGTGCTGATGTCAATCAAAGCATCTTCAAGAGAAGTTTCGTTTAAGTCAGCCATGGTTGTTGCTCTGTTCGCAGCAGTGCCTCCACCCGCAAGTGGGTGCGCTGTGTTAATCAGAGAAACTCCATCACCACCAGTGAAGCTTGATGAGAATGCATTGTTCAATACATTTGCACCTTTAACTTCTTTCGTGTTCGCCATGGATCTAGCGAGGGCTTTGGTATATCGCTTACCGAGAGAGTCATAAAGATTATCTTCTTGCGCCTCTTCCGTTAACGCGAATGCCAACGCTACCGTTTCATGGGTGTAGCGAGCACTGAAAGACTCTGAAGCGTTGTCAAAAGAAACGCCAGCGCCTTCAGTTTTAGTTGGTGCGCCACCAAATCCAGTTATCAAAACTTCTTCCTCGAAAGCTCGATCTGAAGTTTCTTGGCTGAAAATAGCCGCGAATTCGGATTCATATTGGTCATATGAAAGTCCAAACAACGCATTAAGGCCCGGTTCTAATTCTTTAGCTAATGCCGATCTTGAAATCGCCATAAGTTACCTCCTTACGCTAGGCCAGCAGAACCTTGACCCATGATGTGGTTTTGTATTACCACATAGACATTGGTGTTGGTCGAGCCGACATCGTTGTTGTTAGGATCTTCCGAAATATCAATCGCCTTGAGCGGAAGAGTGTTTGTAGTAGCACCAGTTGATACGGCAATTTCCATATTGGATCTGCCTGAGCTGGTGTCACCTGTAGTTGATTGGTCTACTACATCGAAGTTGCCGAAGAGGTCGGCCACTGGAAATGCAGCGTTACCCTGTATCTCAAAAACCACGCTGGGATCATCGATAATAAAAGCGATGATGTCAGAAGCAA